CTGGTTGTTATGGTGTAACAGGAATGACGAAAGATTATTATAAAGTAGGTAAAGTTAAATTATTGATTGATGATCATATTGTATCTCAAAATCAGTGTGTTTTGGGTGAGCCAAGTTTATTTCAATTTGGAACTATACCATCCACTTCTCACACTACAAATTTTGTGAGAACGTCTTTTAGATATGATGAGTTTGAAAATGAATGGTTACCATCAGCAAAGGGTTACAAAGTATTACAAGTCAATGCAAACAAATATATAGAGAGAGGTTTATTGGATCCTCCAACTGTGTTTATAGATATGGTCTTGAATCATTTCTTTAATGTAATAGATGAATTGTCGCCTTTAACATCAAGGGATACCAGTGTTTATAATTTGGAGAGAGCTCTTAATGGTACAGGTTGTATGAGATCGATTGTGTTAAGTACATCATGTGGCTATATTAAATTTTCTTGCGATAAGAAAGGGAAAAATGATTATTTAGTTCGCAATGATCAAAGTCAAAAATTAGAGTATAGTGATAAAGCAAAAAATGAACCAATTCCAATATTAGAAGGGAAGACTTTTGTAGAGCATATGAGTTTTGTTGAAGAAGAAATTAATAATAGAAAATGTTTTAAAATGGTGTGGATATCTACTCTCAAAGATGAAATGAGATCTGTGGAAAAAGTTAAGGCAGGTAAAACTAGGGTTTTTGAACAACCAGGATTGGATTATCTTATTCTTTGCAGGAAGTATTTTGGTGCTTTTTTAGATTGGTTTAAAACTAATTGGGGAACTAAATTGGGACATGCTATAGGAATAGATAAAGAAGTTGAATGGAAGAAGATAGCGGAGGAATTATTTCAGTTTTCGAATTGTGCACTTGTTTATGATTATAAAAATTTTGATGGAAGTATTAGACCATGGTGTTTTGATGTATTTAGTAAAATTGCTGATTATTTTTATTGTGGTGAAGGGAAAAATGCTAGGGATACATTAATATATATGCTTAAAAATTCTGATTTATTAGTTGGTAATTTGGTTCATACTGCGTATTTGGGAAATAAAAGTGGTAATCCGTTTACGGATGTATTTAATTCAGTATCTAATGTTTCTATTATGCTTGTGGTTTATTTGTTTTGCAAAGCAGAGCAAGGTTTGTATATCGATTTAACGGATTTTAGAGATAATGTTAGGATGCTCACGTATGGTGATGATATTATTGCTACTGTAAAACCTCATGCTTTGAAATTCTTTAATGGTGTTAGTATTCAAGAGGTATCGTGTCTTTTAGGTTTTGATATTACTAGTTCTGATAAAGTGAGTGAAATTAAATCTCATTATATTTACCCTTTGAATAAAGATAAGATTTCTTTTCTTAAATCGACTTTTGAATTTGATGAAGGATTATGGAAATGTCCTCTACCAATGTCATCAATTGTTAGAGAGTTAATGTGGATACCAAATACGGTAGTTGGTGATCCATATGATTGGTCAGCACGTCTTTGTAATGTTGCCCGATTTTTAGTGCATCTTGGTAGGGATGCATTTGATGAATTTAAAGAGAGAGCGCTTGCTCAAGGCGATTTCCCTTATTGTTATGATAATATGTTCAATGTGTTTAAGTTGAAACAAATTCGTGATTGCCAAGATC